AAGGCAACAACATCGGCGCGTCTTTCTTTTTCTACATTGAAACCGCAGCCACTGACTTGGATATCAAGACCGATGGCACCGACAAGTTCAAAGGCGCAGCGATGGTTGCTGTAGATGACGGCTCTAAAAAAGCTTTTTTCCCAGCCGCATCAAATGACGTAATGACCTTCAATGGCTCAACCAAAGGTGGTTTGGTCGGTAGCGTCATTCAGGTGACTGCAATCGACTCTATAAGCTACCTCGTTCATAACACCTTGTTGCTTGGTTCAGGAACGATTGTTACGCCTTTCGCTGACGCTTAATCCACAAAATAGGAGATAGGCAATGGCAGATGCAGTAACAAGCCAAACCATTCAGGACGGCGAGCGCAAAGCCGTCTTGAAGTTCACCAATGCCTCTGACGGCACGGGTGAATCGGCAGTCAAAAAAGTAGACGTTTCGGCACTGACCAGCAACTCGGCTGGTTTGTCATGCAACCGCGTGACGATCAACAAGATTTGGTGGCAGTGTACCGGGATGTCAGTCAAGATTGAGTTTGACGCAACCAGCAACGTGTTGGCTATCGGACTCAGTGAGGATAGCAATGGATATCACGACTACAGTGATTTCAGTGGCATACCAAACAACGCTGGCTCTGGCATCACGGGCGATCTTGACTTCACCACTGTTGGTCACGGCAGCGGTGACACTTATATGATTGTGTTGGAATTGATCAAGTCTTATGGCTGATACAAGCGACGTAAAGAGAACGAAGTCGGGCAGACTCATCTATCGAGGTGAGTCTTTCCCCGGCTATAACCAGCAAAAAAGAACACCCGGCGAGAACAAGAAGTTCGCGGTTCTAGCCAAAAAGGGCGATCAGGTAAAGATTGTGCGTTACGGTGATCCGAATATGGAGATCAAGCGTGACAACCCAGAGCGTCGGCGTAACTTTCGTGCTCGCCACAACTGCGATGCGGTTCAGAAGAAGAAGGACGTGTTCGCAGCTTCCTATTGGTCGTGCAAAAATTGGTGAATTAGATGGCTGAATCCAATGATCTACAGGCCGCGTTAGACGAGTACGGAAGCTCAGCTTCGCCATACTCAGCTTTAGATCGGTATTTGATGCAGCAGCCCGTCTACGACAGAGGGCCAAGGGAAGCGCCAGCAGCGCCCACTCTGCGTACTTTGGAAGCTATTACCCCAGACACTGAAGACATGCTGGCAAGCCAGTATGAGCGCATTATGGAAGAGCAACGAGCCGCTGAAGAAGCCGCCACCGCTGCTCGTCAAGCCGAGATTGACAGTCTGCGAGACTTATTGCGTCAAGAGCTATCTACCTCAGAAGACGCTGCGTTGGCGCAGCGCTCTGATATTACGAAGGCGCTTGAAGGCCGTATTGCGGACATGCAAAAAGAGGTTGACGCTGAGACCCTCGATCTGCGCCAAGCCGGTTTAGATGAAAGAGCGGCTCTGGCTCGTCAAATAGAAGAAGGCGACAGACTGGTTCGTCAGGCTCAAGAGGCTGCGATTGGAGATTTATCAGACCGACAAAGCTCTTTAGTCGGTGATCTCACACAAAGAATTGGGTCTTTAAGCACCGATTTGACTGATATAAACAGCGTCATAGAGAGTAATTTTCAAGAACTACTAGACCGACAGCAATCGTCAGCCTCTGAGCTATCTGCGATACAAGCCGCTGCTCAAACCGCCACCGATCAAGAGCTGACAACGCTGGGACAACAAGCAGAATCTACGCAGAGCGAGATAGGTTCTATCAGTCAGCAACTGGAATCTCTTGGCGGTACGCAAGACGAAATCAATGTGCTCAATCAGCAGCTCGAAACACTGTATACAGACGTAGAGTCTGGTAACGCAGCCCAGTCTGAAACGATTAGGAATGAAACCGCGAACTTGATCGCTGGTTTGGAACAGCAAATCGGTGGTTTGGCAGACAATCTTGGTGCCTTGCCGATAGATGCAATTCAGTCACAGCTTGCTTCTGTGAATGACCAAACAGCTCAGTTTCAGCAGGCGGTGGATTCGGCTACAGGGCAAAGAGCGGAGCTGGCTTCGCGCATAGACGCTTTACAAGCCGCTGGCTTGACGCAAGACGATTTAGCCGCAGCGATCAACCCGATATCTCAGCAAAGGCAAGAAGCAATCTCCGCTGCTGTGAACCCAATTCAGGCGCAAATAGAGGCGCTGCGTGGCGAAATACCTCAACAGGTAGACACAGAGGCTCTGCGTCAGCAGATTACTGATGACATCATGGCTCAGATGCAGAGCCAGCAGCCGCCATCTGCAACCACAACGCCGCCAATCACGGTCGGCTCTGCCGAAGGACAACAAGGTATCGTCGTTGAGCCAGAAATGGATGCCTACGGCTTTGGCCCATCAGCATCCGAAGCCGCAGGGTTCAATCCTTACGGCGGCGGCTTAGCAGCCGCTATGAACGTGTCCGATGGTCGCGCCGATCAGATGGGTTATTTTGACGATTACCAAGGTCGAGGCGGTACGCGCCCAGCGACTGAAGATATTGCTCGAATGGGAGCAAACCCATATGGTGAACTTGCTAATGCCGCAGCTTCAACCGTGACTCCAAAGGGCGATCAATCTTTGTTGAATCAATTTAGCTCTAGCCAAGCAGCAAAAGATTTTGGGTTGACTGCTACTTTTGATCCGGCCACGGGTCAATATGTGACAGACTTAGGTGGGTTTGGGTTCAGAGGCGATCAGAGATATAAGCGTCAGACTCCAGAGGAGTTTGCGGATCAATTCAAAACGAGAGTAAAACCAAACCCACAGGTTGCTATAGCGCCGCCTCCTAAAGTTCAAGCAACAGGAGGGGTTGCTGGCATTCCGAAACAAAATTTGTTTGACCCAATGTCCCTACGTTTTCCCAACATGAGAATGAGGTAATGGCAAAAGAAAAAATCAAAAAAGTGGCAAAGGCTTTGAAAAAGGCCAGCAACACCCACGCAAAACAAGCAAAGTCGCTGGAGGCAATCAAGCTCAAAAAGGGCGGATCTGCGGGTGATGTGCCAGACAATGTCGCAAACCCATCTCTATACCGAAAAGCGAGATCTATGGCGAAAGCTAAATACGACGTTTGGCCTTCTGCGTATTCGAGCGGATATATGGTGAAAAAATACAAAGAGATGGGCGGAACATACAAAGGCGCTACAGGGGGCGAAGTAACACTCGACCCTGTGAAAAGTGATTTGGACAAAGACGGCAAGCTTAGCGGTTACGAGCGCAAGCGTGGCACCGCCATAGCCAAGAGTATGGCGAGGCAGGCAAAGGGTATGCAGAACGGCGGGACGGTCATGGTTCAAAGCCGTGGTTGTGGTGCTATTATGCCCAACAAGCAAAAGAAGACGAGAGTGCCCCGTGGCTAAGCCCAGAGGCGGTCTGAAGAAGTGGTTCGGCAAAGGCAAAGGTGGCAACTGGGTTGACATCTCAGCGCCCAAAGAAGGCGGTGGCTTTGAAAAGTGTGGTCGCAGTAGCGCCAGCGATTCTGATCGCGGTTACCCGAAATGCGTACCCGCAGACAAAGCTGCAAACATGAGCAAGAAGCAGATTGCTTCAGCGGTTCGCCGCAAGCGATCAAAGAAACAGGGTGTTGGTGGCAAGCCTACCAATGTCGCAACTTTCGCTAAAGATGGAGGCGAGATCATGAGAATGAAGAGCAAGATGGGCACGAAGGGCGGCGCAATGGGCGGCAAGAGAAAGATGAAGATGCCCGGCGGCATGAAGAACGGCGGTGCGGCTAAGAAAGGCGGCATGATGAAGACCAAAGGCTACGCTAAAGGCGGAGCGGCCAAACCAAAGGGTGCGGTCAAAGGCGGCATGAGAAAGCCTTCTAGCAAGAACAGTGGTTTGTATGGCCGTAAATAGTGGCTTATCTTCAAAGCAATATCCCACACTTCAAGGCGTGGGTTAGAAGAGAGTACACGGTCAACCATGAGCGATACCACGGCGAGTTTTTACACGCTATGGTTATCGCTGTGACCACTATGCCGACAAGGTGCTTGAGCTTTCAGGTCATTTTTACGGGCGCTGAGACTTACGACGATGACGAAGAGCCAAACGTACATGGCGGCGCTATGTGGGCGAGGATGCCCATTACGGCGCTGGTTGCCGATACGCCCTTGGAGGATTGGCCTGAACCGATGCCTGTTTGGGCGGCGCAGCCTTGGGACTGTTCTTCTCATAACCACTCTGTTTATGTCTTAGACCGCGCAACACCATGTCCTTGGCTTGCCAAGATTGATGGCGAGTTCTACCCCGCAAAGTATTATTTCACCGTCGATTACACCGAGAATGAGATAGCGGATGATCCAGCGCAGCACAAGCAGAGCCATGTCATGGAGCTTTTAGATGCTGGCAAATGGACTGGAAACATTGTGGCTTTGCCGAATAACCGTGTAAGGGTGACACACCCAGCGTGGTTCGAGACGGGCGACGGCGCTCCAGACTTCAGACCAAGCCAGCATATCCATTACAGCAAAAGCGATTTAGACTACACTCTTGACGTAAATCAGGTTTTCGACAACCTATACGCAGGTAAAAAAGATGGCCGTAAGCGGAAGTAAGGACTTTGAGTTAGACGTAGCCGACTACGTTGAAGAAGCGTTTGAGCGTTGTGGCTTAGAGCTTCGCACGGGCTACGATTTGAAGACGGCCAATCGTTCACTCAACCTGATGCTTGCAGAGTGGGCTAACCGTGGCTTAAACCAGTGGACGATTAACCAAAAAGTCTTGGCTATGGTTAAAGACACCACCTCCTATACGATTGATGCAACCAACCCCACGGCAACGATTGACGTGCTGGACGTGTTTATCCGTGAGACCTTGGGCGGTGTATCAACAGACGTACCGCTCACTCGCATGTCGCGCTCGGAGTACGCCAACCTGTCCACCAAGACAACCACTGGCAAACCGAATCAATACCTAATCGACAAGCAGATCAGCCCAACCATCACGGTTTGGCCTGCGCCAGACCAAAACTCAAAATACAGTTTGTATCTAAACGTGCTGAGCCGCATAGATGATGCAGATGCTGGCGCAAACACCTTGCAAATACCGTTTCGGTTTTACCCGTGCTTGGCCGCTGGCCTTGCCTACTATTTGGCGTTAAAACGAGCGCCGGAGAAAGTTGGTATGCTCAAGCAACTTTACGAAGAAGAGTTTCAGCGAGCGTTAAGCCAAGACGAAGACCGCGCTTCCTTTAGAGTGGCCCCCGATCTTCGTGGGTACAACATAGCGTAATGGCTTTTGCTTCCAACAAACGCGCTTACGGCATCTGTGACATCACGGGTTTTCGCTACCGCCTGCGCGACATGAAAATGACTTGGAACGGCTTGCTGGTTGGCCCAGACCAGTGGTCGCCAAAGCACCCGCAGCTTATGCCACGGCCAACACCCATAGATCCACAGGCTCTACAGATTTCCCGACCAGACCAAGCCGCTGACGGAAACGACAACAATTTCTTTACTGTCTACACCAACGTGGGAGATGGTAAATTGGGCACAACTTTGCAAACTTTTGGACTTACTGTTAGTGTTGGCACTGTGGAGGTAACAACGTCATGAGCTTCACACTGGCAACACTAAAATCGACTGTGCAAGATTACTTGCAGGTCAATGAGACCACGTTCAACAACAACCTGAATACGTTTATCAAGGAAGCCGAGAGCCGCATATTCAAGCTGGTTCAGCTTCCAGAGCAAAGAAAAAATGTGCAGGGTACGTTGACGGCGAGCAACCGTTTCTTGGCTACGCCAAGCGACTTCTTTGCTCCATTCTCATTGGCGGTTATTGACAGCAACAACAAGTACCACTATCTGGACTTCAAGCACCCGTCATTCATCAAGGAATTCAGCCCCACCACCACAACGACTGGAAGGCCGAAGTATTATTCCCTGTTTGACGAAACAGCTTTTGAGCTGTCGCCTGTGCCAGATTCTGGTTATACGGCGGAGTTGCATTATCTGTTCAAGCCAGCGTCTTTGACGGTTGGCAGCGATTCAGGTACGACAATTCTGTCAACGGATCACCCTGATCCCCTGCTTTACGGCACCTTGGTAGAGGCTGCTGTGTTCCTAAAAGAAGCTCCTGACGTGATAGCCAACTTCGAGGCTCGGTTCAAGGAAGGTGTCGCTCGGATGAAGAATCTGAGTGAAGGCCGTGGAACCAGAGACGAGTATCGATATGACTTATTGCGTACAGGGGTAACCTAATTGGAACCAATCAAAGAGCTTGAGGGCAAGAAAGTAGCGATCATCGGTCTGGGAGCCTCTCAGATCGACTATGTTATCGGCAAAGAGAATAGCGTCGAGTGGGACGAGGTTTGGGTGATTAACTCAGCCCTGTCGGTTTTCGACTGTGATCGCGTTTTTATGCTCGACCCTGCCAGTCGATTTTTAGATACCGATGATGCAGGCAACCAAACGGACGTGATGCGAAAGCTCCTGCCTACGTTTGATAAGCCGATATACACCTGTGAGCTAGATGAGCGCGTACCTGCGCTGGTTGAGTATCCGCTTGAAGAAGTCATCAAAGACCAACGCTGCGCTTACATGAACACCACGGTTTCTTATGCCTTGGCGTTTGCAGCGTGGAACAAGGTGGGCGAGGTCGATCTGTTTGGCATGGACTTCTCGTACAAAAATAACCTGCACTTCGCAGAAGCTGGCAGAGCCTGCCTTGAGTTTTGGATTTGCAAAATGATCGCCATCGGGATCAAGGTTGGCGTAAGCCCTAGATCGTCTTTGCTCGATCAGAACGTGCCGATAGAGGAAAGGCTCTACGGCTATCACCGACTACCCAACCCCAAGATAGCGATGCCAAATCCAGAGGGAGAGTGGGTGGTCTGCAACCGCTCAGAGCTGGCGCAGATGGTCAAAAAGCACAAGTTAGAGACGGTGGAGCTGCCGTCTTCACCTGAACCGTATAAGGGGTAGTTATGTCGCAAGGTAGAGTAGAGCTGGGTCAGGTCATGGTTTCAACGACTGAAAACCGTGGGCATGACGTAGAGTTTTGGGCAAGGGAGACCACTAAGAAGATTTTAGGTATATCAGCAGAAGCTGAGCCGCACATTCGATTGCAGGCCGAGGCTTTCCGCAACCATATTTATGCGATAATCTTGGCAGGAATGAAGAACGCTATTGCTTCTGACAGGGTAACCATTCGCGGTTTGCTTGCGTCTCAGGGGCATGAAGACATGGCAAAGATAATCAAGGAGCTTTGATATGGCCATCACCTCTGCAATCCCTACTAGCTTCAAGCAAGAGCTTTTGGTTGGAACTCATAATTTTACTGCCACTAGCGGTAACGCTTTCAAGCTTGCGCTCTACACGTCAAGCGCAACCTTGGGTGCTGCTACGACGGCATTTACGACCACGGGGCAAGCCAGCGGCACCAACTACACTTCGGGCGGCGCGACAGTTACTTCGGTAACCCCAACAACCTCTGGCACGACTGCTGTTTGTGACTTTGCTGATCTAACCTTCGGCACGGCTACCATCACTGCACGGGGGTGTATGATTTATAACGACACCCAGTCCGACAAGGCCGTTGCGGTCATAGACTTTGGTGGTGATAAAACCAGTACGGCGGGTGATTTCACCATCGTCTTCCCTAGCCCTACGGCTACCGGCGCGATCATTCGGCTGGCGTAATGGCTCATGCCGCTACAAACACTAGAGTTTCAACCGGGCATCGACAAGG